ATCGTCAGTATATGAGCGCGAGTGAATCTACACTACGCGCACTCATGAAGTGCAAGGCACTTTCATACATGTGCCAATACCCTGCGTGTCCTATCGTGTCTGCACTTTGTGTGCGTGTACTTGACTTGACCCGTGACGTCAGCTTCTTCCGCATTCTGAAACTGATCAACAGAATGCACATTTCGGTCTGGGAAAGAGATGAGTTGAAGTTCGCCTTGACCCATCCCACTCTGCCTCGAAAAATTTCTGATGGCAGTCGATTTTTGGTCGAGCGCTTGTTTTCAATCACGCGCTCTGAGCAACTTGAAATCGAGGGTTGGGTGATGACGTGGGATTTTAAAGCGCAGAAGTTGCCAACCTGCTTGCTTAAACACGTCAACGACGACATGGCTTATTATTCTGAGTTTTTTGTGGCCGACTACCCCCATCGGCTTGGCTGTCCATTTATGGAGAATTCCCCAAGCATGAGAGTTCTTAATTATTTGTTGGGGCTTGTTCAACCCCTGGGGCGGAACTTCATGCTTACGGATAGGCTCATTCGCATTCCATTGATGCTCTTTTGAGCCTTGTGACGCATAACCAGTTTGAAATCTGGTCAAAATTCGGCTTCGGCGGCTGGTGTCCGCCGGCAAGGTGCAAACAACCACCGGTCCATGGAGTCTCCAACAATAGCTCGGGAACTACGGTCGCTGTCCATGGAACTACTGAGCAGGCTAAGGCCTATTGCCAATGTTCGGCTCATTAAAAATAGGATATTGGCACCCAGATCCCACGTGGCATTCTCACTCGGCACCACGTGGTGGCGTAATGCCAATTTCAGAGTGACTCCCAAGAATAAGAATGGCAAGGGAAAACAGCGGGCTCGAGTCAGTGCCCCCCTTGCCAAATCCAAACTGACTGGCACCACTCCTATGAGGATGAGGAGCAAGGGTGACGGCACGATCGTTATCAGGAAGCGGGAATTCATCAACGATCTGAATGGAAGCAACATTTTCGCGTGGGACGCGTACGCGATCAATCCCGGTCTTCGCACGACATTTCCATGGTTGAGTGAGATCGCCGACCGCTACGAGTCGTACATTTTCAGGAAGCTGAAGTTTGAGTACGTCCCGCGCATGCCGTCAACCTACATGGGCACCATAATCATGAGTGTTGACTACGATGCCAACGACACTGGCCCTGATACCAAGGCCGAGCAGTTGGCCTATTCTGGCACCCGATCCGGTCCCATTTGGGCACCGCTCCAGATTGAATGCCCTGTTGAGGACCTTCAGAAGATCAAGGAGAAGTTCACCCGTCCTGGGTACACCATCAACACCAATGGTGGCCCAGCGGATTTGAAGACGTACGATGTTGGGAATGTGTTTTTCTCCACCGCCGGATGTTACAACTCGTCTGGCACTGAGTTCGCCGCTGCCATTGGCGAGCTCTGGGTGGAGTACGAGGTTGAACTGAAGACGCCCCAGCTCGATGAACCGGGACGCGCGACCCGTTACACCATTGACCACACCACAGTCTCGACGGCAGCACCTTTTGGTACTGTCAACGACATCTTTGCCACGTCTGGCACCCACTCTTGTGGTTGCCGTGCCGACGTCATCCAGGAAGGGGGCATCTACAAGCTCCGCTTTCTAGATGCCTTTGAAGGCCTGGTGCACGTTTACCAGGCCGCATCCGCTGTTGGCAATCTGATCTACTCTTCGAGTGATTCAACGGTGAAGTCTGCTGCTTCCGTTGGTACTACCAACAACACGACCTGTGCAGCGACTAACGCCGTCTTCAAGATCAAGGCCGACGCTGGCCAGTTGTTCTACGCAATCTGGTCCGCTATGACCACGCCGACCACGACGCGTCTGTCTCTCGTCGACGCTCCGTATGATGCGTTCTGAGCATCTCGCAAGAAAAGCAGTTGA